TGAAGGGACAGCTCTTCAGCGCGGCCTATAAGATCTTGTAAAGGTCCTTGAATGTACTTGGGGAGGTCAACAACGTTTGTTTGTGTTTGTGTTGTTGTTTTTGGTTCACCACCGAGAAGACTGCCCATTAGAGTTTATTCCTTTTCTTTATATTGGAGGGGAGAAAAGATAAAAAGTGACCCGGCTTCAGTAAAACCTAGGTACTTTAAAAGTTTCTTTTTTCTTTCCATATCTTTCTGCCCGACTAGATCTAGTATCAATGGCAATTGCTTCATTATAGCATACTCCTTAGAGGCCTTCAAAAGGGCCGAAGCAAGAGAAAGTGTTCTTTTTTCAGGTGTTACAAAGTAAAGTGTCATAAATAAACACGGACAGTCTGACCACCACGTTGTTGAGGTTTGCATAGCAGCTACACCATCAATAAACTGGTCGTTGTCGTCATTACGTTTAACTAGTATAACATCGTTGACAACCCAATCAGTCACAGATAAAACGGCTTTTGAAAAGGAGGGGTCTAGGCCAAAACCTTTTAAAGAGTTTTCATTAAAGGAGGCGTAACCAAAAGATACTATTTGGGGGATATCTTCTGGTTTAGCAAACTTTATTTGTTTTACTAAGGCGTCGCTAGTAGTCATTGTGTGAGTTATCCTTAAAGTGGGGCAGCTCCTGCAAGACCTTGAGGGGTTTCGTTATTCAGTTGGCTAACCATGTCCTCCCCTGTTAACCGTAACTCTTCGTGAATTTGCTCTAAAAGGGCTACACCTGAATCGTAGTCACCTTCACCTAGCGCCACAATAGAAGGAATAGAGAAAACAAACTCTCCTTCTGTTAAGGCTGCCGGAGCTTGGGGTTCACCACTAGCACTGTTAATTTGTGCTGGAACTGTATCTGTGTTTTCAGGAGCAGTAAGAATTTGTTCTTTCGAAGGAAGACCTTGCTGTCGTTGTATTGCTGCTTTTTTATTTACATTAGCCATAAGAGTATTATACCATTTCTTTCTTTATTTGTCTAGTGTTAAAACTTCTACTCATTTATTAGTACCATCCATTTGTCATGTCATACGCTATTTGTAAACTCTCACCATCACTTAAAGTAAAACTAGAGTTGACCCCTATAAGTAATTCAGAGCCAGCAGGTGTTACTGTTAAGTCGTTACCACTTGTACCTACATTTACAAGTCTATATGTATTTCCTTGTACCCCGACAGGCAAAGTAAAAGTAAAAGCCCCTCCATCCGTGTCACCGTTCCACTGATTGCCAGACGGATCTATTGTCGTGTTACCAGAGGCAGTACTAATATTTATTGTACTCCCTGCTTGGTCAAGGCTGAGGCTAATGTTATTAAAGTTATTTACCAACACACGAAGCAACTGATTTACGTAACTCTTAGAAACCTCATCAGTAACAAAGGTTGGTTCAGGAAGTCTCCCAAAGCTAATTGGCATACCCCTTACCTACCCCCGTCAGTTTGAAGACTAAACCGAGGGTACCCTACCTCAAAGTCTGAGCCTAGTGTGCTTACTTCATACTTAATAGAAGCGTGTCTTGCACGTGCACGAAGGCTAACCTTCTCTGTATTGTTGTCAAAAGTATACGGACCCTTTTCAACTTCAAGGCTGTTAGGGTACTTCTTTAAATAAAGGTACAAATTAGCACTGCGGTTAGGTACGAGTTTAAAGTCAGGAACAAAACGATCCACAAACATCAACTCTTGACCTTCGTCTAAGTCTAAATCACCACTACGTAAAAATGCAGTCATAACGTTCGCGTCGTCATCTTTACCTTCTTCGTGGACGAATAGTTTACCACTAGAATCAATAGCATAAGGATTTTGAAAGATACTTCGATCAATCCATGTAGTCCTATCTAAAGTACCATCACACCAAGTACCTTCTACGTAATTATAAAGGATATACCTTGAAACCTCGTCGTTACCTTCTACCGGAACTAACCAGATCAATTCGTTGAACTCTTTATTTGTCGCGCAGAAAACCTTGTCTTTTTGAGAGTAATTAATCCTGCCCCCACCATCTTGGTCAAAGTAAAACTCTTCTAAGGACGATTTAAGAACACGTACAACGCCATCGTAAATATAAAAACTGTTAGTACCCATAAAGTATACTACACCGTCAATGTCTGTCCCCACAGTTCTGTGAAATAGCACTAACGTTATCTGCTAAGATATCAAACTGAAAAACATCATTACCCCCGACAAATCGCATAGAGTACACAGTGTTATCAGTTTGAATAATGATTTCATTTTTAGTTTGAATAACAGAAACAATGTAGTTGCCTTTAGGTAAACGGTATTCCCCTGCTGTATTTGTAGCTGTAATAGCCCACGTAGTTAAAGTCTCTTGAGCCGCCCACCTAATTGTAAGTGGGTCAAAGACATCTCCTACAGACTCTTGTGTACCAAAAGCAACTAAGTGCCTAGAAGGTTGTGCTACAAGAACCATGAGATTTTGTGTAGGGGCATTAGATACTACTTGCAAGCGTGTAGAAGTTCCGTTAGAAGCATCCCATTGGTAAATCTTACCGTTGCGCACACACGCTATCAAATCCTCTCCCCAGTTATCGAAAGACCATTGTCTAAGAAAAGAGCCCCCAACTCCTGCGCGGGGCTTATCCCAACCCTCTCCCCCATACTGAACAACAAACGCACCACCTCCACCTGAAGTAGTCCCTGTGGCAGTTGTTTCAACTAAAGTAACGTTATTTACAGCTTCAATTGTGTACTCATCTACCCCCGCAACTGTCGTTACTTCAAAGTCTCCTCCACTTAAGTCAATACCATCTAAAGCAGAAGCTTGAGATACAACTGTAATAAAGTCTCCTACGACAAGCCCATGAGCTACATCATTAACGGTTACAGTAGCGTCGCCACTAGTTGTGTCAAGAGGGTCTGTAAGAGAAACTGAAGTTATCACAGACGATCCGGGTGAACCGAAAGTACCCCCGCCGTAACCTAAAACATTCCCATTGTCAACGTCCCCATTTTCTAGTAAGTAGTTTAAAACTAAGTCACCCCCATCACTAGCTGTTGTACCTGATGCAGACGTACCTGAGTCTATCGTGTAATTGTCGGTATCCACAACGCTAACTACTACATACTCTCCTAGTAAGGATATACCATCTACTGAACTTACTTGACTATCCACGTAAATAAAATCCCCCGCCGTCAAACCATGATTTGTATCGGCTATCGTAACGACAGATACCCCTGAAGCAGTTGTTATGACATCTGTAAGGGTCAGTGTTTCTCTATAAGGAGTTACATCATATATCTGAGAACCTGTGAATAACTCAACCTTTTTCTCACTGCCTGTGGCAAAGTACTTATTGAAACTTAAATCTGTCCAAGTATGCACATTCCTAGATATACCTGTAAAATTACTAATAGCTGCGTCTGTGTTTTGAGCGACAGTTTCACCCACCCATCCACCTAGTTTTTCAGGCTTCCCATTACGAAATCTCACTTTATCCCCATCAACCCAGTAGTTTTCAGCCCTATAGTTAGTTGTGTTCTTATTAAAACCGGGGAGGAACTCAATTAATTTCAATCTTGTATCACCTGACATCTTAAGCAGTCCTCTCTATCTCGTAGTAAAAATCGGAGTGGTTTAAACTTGCACTACTTTCTAACCTACTCCCTACAGTCATAATAATTTGAACAACATCACCAAAACCAAGAGTTAAAATAGGAGATGCTCTGTCCCTTTGCCCAGTGTTGTCTCTAAAGTAGGAGTCTTCCCAACCTGAAAGAGTGCTTCCGTGTCCTACTTTACCGTTATACTGCTGCACGCCATTAACAAAAATACGTACCCTACTGTAAGTAAAGTCATACTGCGCTGTAGCCGTTAAAAACCAGTCAACCCTATAACTTGCGTCTCTGTGCAAAGCATTAAATGTGTATGTCTGATCTGAAACAGTCCCTCTACCAGTTATAGGCGCGGCACCAGAAAAACTCTTAGAAATAAGAATCCCCCCAATTGCTACAGGAGGATCTAGTATGGCAGAACTGTTAAAGAAATCGCTGTACGATATTCTCCCGCTTGTAGGAATGTCACCAACAACTGCATCACTGGGAACAAGTCCACCACCTTTGTAGTATTCACTCAAGCTGTCTGGTATAGTACCACCGAACTCACCTCGAATATCTGATATGGCTAAAGAGCCACCTGCTTGTAAAGTCATACGTTATCTCTATCTTGTTAACTTGACGCAAAAGCTGTTACATCATCGTCAGCCTCTATTGCTCCTGCACTTGTGAAGACTTGTCGAGCGCCTGTGCTAGCTGGGTCAGTACCGAAGACAAGATAAACCTGTGTGACAACATTCGAAGAGTTAGTGTTTGTAATTTGCCATGCTGTAGGCCCGGTGAAAGGACCAAAAGAAGACCAAATAATATTCCACTCTTCTAGTAAGGAGCTTCCATCTGTCCTTATAAAACCTACTAAACGCTTTTTAGTATAGCCTGACGGCATCGACGGGGAGGTTCTAGAAAGTGAAAAAAGTGCGTCTGTTGTTGTTGTGGTTACGTTGTGGATAACAAAACAATAGTAAGTTGAGGCCGACGCTACTGTGCCTGTGTCTAAGCCACCTTGAGCGGTACCCGCTGCCCACGCCGCGTCTAACTCTTTTGTTAGGTCTGACGCAACATCCATAAAGACACCATCTTCCGAAGAGTGTCCCCCACTAAGAAAGGTAATGTCTGTGGCAGACGTCCCACCGGGCTTAAACGCTTGCCCCCCTTGTAAACCAACACTACTTAGGGTGTAGTTAGAGTTTAAAGAAAGATCTAAGGTTTCGTTAGAAGCGTCATCTACTTCAGTCTTAACTAAAGGTAGCGTCGCTGTTAGTTTAGCATTCAAGTTACCTGAAGTAGTGTCGTTATCTGTGACAACTAAACCAGTATCAACCATGTCAAAGACATCCGTCCCATCTACGTACATAATTTTCTTTTCACCTGTACGTGTCACAACCTCAGTAGAACTACCACTAATCTTAATAGATACCGTGTACGCGCCTGTCCAAGCACCTCTAACAAAGTAAGTTTTTTCACTTGCGGGAACCAGTAACTCAATGTCGGCACCTAGAGTGCCTGTTAAGACCAACACAGCGGCTCTCGACGTATCTGCCGAACCGTTGTTGGTTGTTAAAGAAACGTTAGACGAACCCGTTACACTAACAGACTCAACACCTGAAATAGCTTCCCCGATAAGATCAATTACTTGAGTGTTAAGGATCGTTCCCCATGTGTTAGGATTATCCCCTGTTCCTTGCTTGGTAAAGCGTAGCTTATCTGAGTATGTAGCGACCATCTTATTTTGTCAAATCCTTCTTTACGCGTTGTTTGAAATTACGTGTTTCAAACTATTTGGCGTGTTATCTTGGTTCATCGGAGTGGTGTCACCATCTCTACGATATCTTGTGGATTGGAAGTTCCAACCATCTCTTAAGTTGTTAAATTTCTGTTCCCAAATAGGTAATTGACTAAAAGCCTTCATAAACTGCACCATTTCTAACATCGTAGCAGCGAACAAAACATCTTGTGTGTTACTTGTGTAATAGTTAGTAGCATTAGAAGTACCTAGTTTAGTAGGTTTTTTAACGTACCTTAATAAATAAGGGTAGTTAGTCTCAGGGGTAGGGGCTAAGATAAACTGTGTGCTACTAGCGTCTGCGTAGTATTTAGGTAACCCTGTAGTGTCACTGTCAGGCCAGTAGTCCTCAATGAAACTTTCTGTTTTCTTTTTCAGAACTCTTTTAGACGTGCCTTGGCCTATTACAAAGTACTGCGCGTGCTCATACCCCGTAGGCTTAGACACTTCTTGAATGTTTGTTGTTGTAGTTCCTGTTGTTTTTTCTTCTAGTTCAGGTAAGTCAAGTTCACGAAAAAGGCGCTCTTCCGCAAGGTCAACAGCAACAGGTAAAAAAGCAACAAATTCTACTCCGTCGTCTTCCGCTTCATCTTGTATAGCTTGTATCAAGGTGCTGTAGTTAATAATTGCTGTCATTGTGTGTGCTGCGCTTTCTACTGTTTAGTGCTGGTTCTTCCTGTACAAGTATTATACCATACTAGGTAGCAACTCTTATAACCAAATTAGCAGGAGTTGTTCCGTCGTAACCTTCACAGATATTATAGGAATCTGCACCTACTATCACGGCAACAAAATTCATAGAGTTCCCTGAACTCCAACCACCTCTATCAACAAGCTCTTGTACGATACTTGTAACATCGTGCTCCACTGCGGTAAAACTCGAAGTAGGGGCGCTTGTTACAGAGGTATTAGCTGTGGTGAAGGAAGCCCCAATCAAGGTACTAGGTTGGTCAACGTCTCCGTCAAAGGCGGTTGCGTTGTCTATGTCCCAAGCGTACCATTTAGAAGCAGCTGTAATTCCCGTAGGCGTAGTGTGGTCTTTTTGGCTTAGTGTAAGAGTAGCTGAAGCAATAGTGGCCCCTTGGGCTAAAGTTATACTTAAGAACCTGAAACCCACATAAGTACCTGCGGTAGCTGTTGAAACCATTCCATAAGATAAACCACTATTCTCAGAAGCATTCCAATCAGCTGCCACAGACCCATAAAACTCAACCCCGTCATCCTCCGTAGCTGCCACAGACCCATCGTACTCTTCGGAAGTATTCTCAACAGTTACCGTAGATACCCCTGTAAAAGAAGTGGAGGCTAAGAGGGCTCTTGTAGCTTCACCTAAGGTTACCGTAGCCGTGCCGGATAAAGAAGGTGCCATAGGTAAAATTCTAGAAGCAGTAACATCAGACATCGTACCCACACCACTAAAACCTAAAACTGTAGGATACTGTTTTCTAATATCTGCTAGGATACTATATTGAGCACCAAAGTTTACCGTTATAGGGTACGCTGTTACGGCTGACACGGTTTCTGTAGAAGGCCGAGGGCGAGCGTTCTCAACAGGAAAAGGGTCACCTTGTTTGTGTTTTAGATAACGCTCTAGATTATTAAGGGGGTGTGCAGTTAAACTCCATTGCCCGTCTGACTCACTTCTGTGGACTAGCCAACCTGTCCCCGGCTCTACAACCATTTCGTTCATAGGAAACTTGAAACCACTTCTATCTGAAATAGCGGATGCCTTTGAATTGTGTTTAGTATTGCGAGCCATTATGTGTCCTTAAGCGAGGGCTATTGTAAATGCACCGATTGCTATTGTAAGGGACTCACCATCTGTCACAGTCTTAGCTGTCGCTAAAGCTCCGTGAAACAAAAGGTTACCACTTGTTGATGCGTCATACAAAGCTGTGTGAGTCACTGTGCCGAAAGTTCCCCCAGAGGCGGTGAAAACCTCTGCTGAAGAGTTGGTAACACTCCCACTTGAAGCTGCTCCAAAGGTGACAAGTTGCCGTGCATAGCCTGCACCTGATACCTCGGTTCCAGAACCTGCGTCTGTAGGGTCACTTGTAAAAAGTGCCATGTACACGTTTGATGGGGCCGTAAAAGAACCTGTGCCTAAAGCATGGTCTAATAGTTCGTTTTCTAAATAGTTACTTAAAGATGCCATTGTATATTTCTTTCCTTTTTCTTAGCGTCCACTTATTCCACCGGGAACAATGAAAGAATCAACTCTTTCGCGATCCTCTTCAAAAGTGTCTGCCATAATTTTATCTAACTCTCGTTCAATTCTGTTTTTAACTTCTTCTGTTACACCTGTACGAGTCATACTTAGTTTATAACTCAACCAAGTTACCAACAAAGGGTAATACCTATAAGGCAAGTCAACTCTTTGGTAAGAAGATGTTATGTCCTCAACACGCTTAACTACAAGTAACTCTGCTGTCCAAGTACTAGAAGCGTTAGGGACAGGCCAAAACTTAACTGTTACAACGTCAGCGTTTCTTTCTGTTGAAAATAAAGTAGGTCTTTGTGCCGTATCTTTATTAGGAATATCGTGCCATGCTCTAGCCCCCCAACGCCCTAAAGTAAACTCAGTTGCTGAAGAAGTTGTTTTCAAAGTAGCTTCTAAAATGTCGCTGACATCACTCCCAAGTAAGTACTCTTGTTTAGCACTAACAAGTGTAACAGTATCCGTTGCTATCTTGTGAAGCGGAATGTTCTTATTTTGTAACTCGATTAAAATTAAATTTAAGGCGCGTCTTGCTTTAGACTGCTCAACACCGTTTGTCCAGTCCCCCCCAATGGGTTCTAGAGCCTCTTCTATAATGTCATCAACATCTAAAGTAAAAAGAGTTGTGCCTGAAGTTGTTGCTACCATAATCTTATACCTTTCTTTTTAGGAGATAGTCCCAAAATTAAGTCCTTTTATCCCGTTGAAACCGCCTAAATCATACAACACCCCATTGGAGCCAGCAGCTCTATCGTAGGTCATTGTACCACTTGTTGAGCAATCCTGCATCCACATTAAGGAGCCATCTCCTGCAATTGCAAAACCAGAGGCATCTGCATCAATCTCAGCACCAAGATAATTAGACGCTTTAACGTTTAAATTTATAGAGTGGCTACCGCTTACGTCAATTACAACGGGACCAAAACAATCACTGTAAACACAGTTAGCTCTTATTATAGCAACTCCGTCATGTGTAGTGGAAATATTAGAGGACTCATCCCCTGTTTCACCACTACGAACACCTTTATTACCAAATTCCAAGGCTTTTGTGACGGTAGCATGAGAGCTATCTATATGATAACTGAAGCCGTCATTATTGTTATCGTGAACTACACACTCAAAAGTATAAGCAAAAGCAACGTCATTAATGTCAAACCCATCCCCGTTATACTCCAAGGAGAAAGAACACTTGTTAGCGGTAACCTTAGCCGTATTAGTAGCCGTTTGAGTGTACCTAAAAGGAGCTTCCCCATAGAAGTTTATTCCCTCTAAATATAACGTTTGCTCATTAGTTTGTGCGATGTTATTTTCAATTAACGTAATTTGCACATCCGTGTCAGGTTCCCGAGAATCCCACGTGTGTACATAAACAGTTGATCCTGATATGTAATAAGAACCTTGGTTAGCTTGGCAGTTAACAATACTTGTTTGAAGAGTGTAAGGTCTACGAATACCTGTCCCATCAGCTAATAGAAGACTTGTATCTCTATAAGTGTCATCGAAGACGATACGAGAGTTTGACCGAGAAACTGAGTAAACATCGTCATTAGGGCCTGCCTCTTGTGTCCAAGATGCGAATTGGTTAGAGCGCCCCATAAAAACTTTACCGGGATTTACTGCTCTTAATGCTACATCAAGAGAAAAGTTATAACTGCCCGCACCGCCGTCCCAATTTCTGTTATAGTATCCATCAAGCATCCACACAGTTGTGCCACCAGATAGGAGTACTTTTAGAATTGTTTTGTAAGGGCTCCCTAAAGAACCATCACCAGTTGTGTCGTCACCAGAAGGGGAAATATAAAGTTCTGTGCCTGATGCAGGTAGATCTTGGGTTAGGTCGTAGTCGTGAGAATAAGTATTATCCGCATTTCTGAATAAGGTGAAGTCAGGCTCCCACTTAGAAAACCCTGTAGGAATTTCCCATACTGAGTTAGGGTTTAACGACGTACCTAAACTAAAAGATAAACTTGAACCTAATGATAAACTAACTGTAGACATATATTAAACAACCCTTAAAAATACGGCTGGGAGACCCCCAACACGAAGTCTTGTTACACTTCCAAAAGGACTTGGTAAAGCCCCAGAATTTGTTACGTACAACCAATCTTGTGCCGTGTTAGAAGCTGGATCAGCCCCCACATGACCAAAGTGTTTTATAATCTCGCCTTCGGTATAGGCAATAGAACGCGCTGTAGCCGCACCCGTGCCACCAGTGTTTTGGTATACTAACGAGTAAACACCTGCTTCAAGTGTTTGTGCTATTGTTATTTCTTTCACCCCTGTCGTAGAGCAATCCACGGTACCCGCATCGAGAACAAGGGTATCGGGTACACCGTTAGTAAACTTATAAATACCTAAACGTGTCACGTTACCTGCCCCACCATTAACAGTGATTTCAACACCAATACGAGTAAAAGTAGTTCGCGCGGGTACGTGAAATGGCATAGAACCCACTAGAACACTTTGATTAAAGGCTAGGGTAGACGAAGAGCCCCAATTAGCTGGGAAGTAGTAGTTATTTGCCGCTATACCTGCGTGTGCGGAAGACATTACCTCCCCCCCACTAGCAGCTAAAATTTGACCTGCTGTCTCTAATTTAAAGTCAGAGGATGAGTTTTTAATAATGTACGCGTCTGTGACTGTTGCTGAGGTAGCCCCTAAATCGATATTATTTTCAAGAATAGTAAAGGCTGCGATTGTACCTTCCGCTAACGTGTCGATAGAAGGTTTATACATAACAAGTGAACCCATGTCCCCTGTGCCAGACTTCTTGAATTTACTTTCGTGGACAAAACCCTGTGATATATCCCCATTACCTGAAACTGAGAAATAGTCGTAACCTGCAATAAGATGCCCTGAACCTGTAAAGTTAAAGTCACTTTGATAATCAACTTTACGCATCAAACCAGTGGCAATATCTTCACTGTCTGCCGTAGGATTGAAGTTAACGGTGTGTACACCCAGCTTAGCTACCGTTTCAAGCCCCCCCGTAAACGCTGCCGTAGTAGTAATGGTAACAGATTTAGGAGTACTTTGAGTTACTTTTTTTGATACCCCGCCTGACTCAATCTCAAAGACATCCGCTGCGTCTATTGTCGAAGCTAAAGTTAAGTCAGATATGGTGCTATAAGTAGACATGTTCTAGTTTTGTATCCTTTGGTGTTACGCCTGTTGACGAATGATCCGTATTTGCCCTTGCGAAGTCACACGAATGCAGTTAGCTACAGTGGTGGCTCTTATCTCTAAAACTTCGACAACACTTTGTGCAATAGAAGAAGAAATACTAGCGTCAGATATTGAAGGCCTTATACTGACGTTTAGCATAAAAGACCCCTTTTATTCCTTACACAAAACCTTGTACTTTAGCGTTCCCAGTAGTACCTGTCTTAACTACTCTAATATAGGCCCAAGGGCCTGATAAAAGGTCACCAGCATTGTCGGCAGTGTATGTTTGGATGGTGGAAATGTCGTTAGCCTCGATACTTGCAATAACAATAGCTGGGGTTGACCCCCGTACATCTTTAGTTGTGCCCTCTAACGTCACAGTATCCCCTGATGTAAGTACTACCTGAAGAATCCTAGCAGTATCTTCGTCATGCCTATTATCGAGGCGAACCCAGTCGCCTGTGGTTGCTAATGAGGAGTTGTAAAGAACAACATGTCTTTTAATTGAAGTCATTATATTTTAAACCTTTTTACTAATAGTGTGTTAGTGCATTGTTGAAGTGCTGCCTTATTATAACATAAGGCAAAGAAAAACCCCAAGGTGTTTTAAGCCTTGGGGTTTTGTTATTTATTTGTCTTTAGTGGTTGTTTTAAGAACCAGAAGAACCGTACCAACCACGTGGGTCAGTCCAACCGAAGGCATAACGCTCACGGAACTTGAACAAAAGATTGTCTGTAGCGAAGTCAACATCTTCACTCCCAGCCAACTCTTCACGAACAAACATTTTTGTGCCGTTTGATACACTTGTCTTAATGAACCAAGCATCTTGGTCAGTAAAGCGGTAGTTGACATGTGTACCACCAGAGAATTCACCTCCGACAGCATTTTTGTCATTTACTGTTTTACCAGTCACAGCGTTAGCTGCTCCATAAATACCTTGCCCAGTTGAAAGACTAGATCCAAGAATTTTCTCTGCGGTAAAGTAAAGTGCAGAGGGGATGTGTAGACTGACTGGACGGGCAGACATTAGAATACCTCGATCATTGGTATAGTTACCAATAGCGATACAGGCATCCTCAATAGAACTTTCACTCAAATCAGTCGCTACTGTGTTAGAGTAGGTAGAACTAATTGTAGGGTGGGCAGCAGAGAACAAAGGAACCCCGTCACCACCATTATAAGAACTATTGAAACCGTTGTTAAAGGTTGCAGCCGCTTTTACTTGCTTAGTATCCGCCATTGCACGTCCAAGCTCTTGGGCTTTAGCTCGGGCAATGTTGTCATAAAGATCGTCATCAAACGCTTCTTTTGTTACAGCGAAACCAATTGCGACAGTTTCCATGTTGTAGCGTGAAGTGTACGTTTCTTGAATATCATCAAACTGTACAGCAGCACCTTCTGTCTTAGTAGGAGCACCGCCCATACCACTGATATATACTTCTTCCTCGAACGCTCGTACTGACTTATTGAGTTCGTACAAAGGCATGTGCTCTTGAGGAGTTTCCCCATAAGCCAAGCCGACGAATTCATGTGTGCCGGGTACTAGCGACTTAGGAATACTATTTCTATTTACAGGCATTATTAATTATCCTTTTCCTATACTTTAATGTTAACCATCATCTCGAAGATCATGGTCTACTAATACCACTTCTAGAGAGTAATCAGTAGTGTCAATATTACCAACAACCTTTACCAAACCAGCAGAGGCTGCAACAACTTCAGAAGAAGTGCCCGGAGCAGGTAAAGCACCTGTACCACCACTAGAATCTGCCAAAGGCGTTCCCGCACCGTCTGTTAGAACAAGGTCATAACCATCAGTAGCTACAATATTCAAGTAACCACTACTGTTATAAGTTGCTGTAATATTATCCACAGCGTTAAGATCTGCTAAGAGCTCTGTAGCGCCATCGCCATTTGCAATTGTGATTGTCACAGCCGCACCAGCAGTTACTTGAGATGTCCGAATAGTAAAGGCATCAGCATCTGTAATATTAGTGATATTAGCACCAATATCAGTCACTTCTGAAATATCTTCACTACCTGTCACTTCAGCTAATACTTTAACAGTAGAAGTTGACTGACCTGTAGCTGTATCCGGCGTGGTTAGGTTCATCGCGAAAATGTCCCCCTTCTGAACCAGAGGCACAGCACCTTCAGCTTTAGCAGTAAACACTCGACTAGGGTTGTCGTCAACAAGAGCTGCAACATCTGTAGCTACTGTAGACGCAATCCATTGCTGACTAAATTTTGGTGCTCCTGTAGAGTCTGTATAAGACACTCCATTAAAGACACCAATAGCATCAGTTGAATCATTTGTGGCAAGAATAAGCGTACCGTCAGTTGCAAGCTTTACTGGGTCGCCCTTACCTAGGCCAGTCGCGTAGCCAGAGGCAATCTCATATTTACTGAGGCTTGCATTCTCTGAACCACTACCGACCATTCGAGAGGCGGTTAGTCCTTTTTTAGTACCTGTAGGCATTGTATATAATCTCCTTATGTAACAACCTTACTTAGTTTCTAGTAACATAGAGAACCTTTATACACGTAACAAGAACTAACCCCCTTTTTTAGAATTAGGCTTGAAACGTAGGCTCTTTATACATGACTTGAGAACGAGAACCAACATTTTTAAGTCTGCCCTTTTTCTCAATAACGTTAATGTCAACAGCGTTTAAGGCTGCTTGAGCCTTTTGTTCAAAGAACTCTTCACGACTTTTACGTAAATCTTTATCAATTTTCATCAAACACAAATCACCACCGTTGGTAATCAAACCTTTAGTAACTTGTGTGTCCCGAATTCGTAGCGTACGAAGGTAGCTTTTAGGCAACTCATCAGACGTAACAAACTCGTATCCTTCTTGTTCTCGGCGATTAAGGTACCTATAATCAGGATCTCCTTTAATAGCCCACCGTGTCATTCTTAATTCGTAGCCCTTTTCTGCAAAAAAATTAGCAACTTCTAGAGGTACTTCAGATTCTGTTGGACGTTCGTAAACTTTACGGCGTTTAGGACGCTCCCTAGAATAGTCTTCACTAGAAAAGTTTTCAACCTCTTCATGCGCTTTCACTGTCTCAGGGATAGTCTCAGTTTTACTTTTAGTATTTTTATTACTAGTCATTAGTTAGCTCCTTTTATATTAATAGCTACGTAACCATCGTCACGCCTATTCTTATCTGTGTGGGCTATTCTACGACCAATTTGCTCCAAACTTAAACCCCAGCGTTCTGCTTGTTTAACATCTTTCTGGGTTAGTGTTATACTGTTACCACTGCGACTTTTGGTTCCATTTTGATGTGGAGGGGTGCGCGAAGACCCCGAAACAGTCTGTTCAGTATTTTGAGTTGAGGAGGTTTTGCTCTGAGTATCTTTAACGTCTTGGTGTTCTTGTTCAGGGCTTTGTGACGATTTTGTATCTTGTTGAGTAGATTTTACATCATCTTTATTGGTTACACCAAACAACTCAGGAAAACGGGGGGAAAGGCGTTTATCTAGTTCAGAGTAAAAATCTTTAGACTCGTCGTCAAAACCCTCGTTTACAAGTTGGTTACTTATTGTCATAGCGGATACGTAGAATAGTTCATCTGTTTTAAATTGTGGGTGGGTATCAATCCAATCTATTGCCTTTTCAGGGACATCAGATAGGTCTGGGGTAATTTTAGGGGTGGGTTTAACTGGGGCCTTCTCTTGTTGCTCAATTGTATTTAAGTCATTTGAAAGACTTTCCAATTTACCCTTAGCATTCATCATCTCTTCACTTAGACGAACAGACTCTTCGGCCTCCCCACTCTCGATAGCCTCCTTCATACCTTTACGAAGGTTCTCAAGATTATTCTCAAGAGCAGCTTTCATGGCTGTCTTTGAGGTTTTCGTACCTTCTTGTAGCTGTAGTTCGAGGTCTGTAATTCTTTTTTCAGCGGCTACACGCGCGTCACGTTCTTTAGTTTTCTCATCGTGTAGCTGTTTGATTCGTTTTTGTGCCCTTGAAGGTTTCTTAACCTCGTCAACAGGTTGGATAACAGCTGGCTCTTCTTTTTTTGGTTCTTGCTTAACTGAAGAAAAGTCGTCTTCGACAATAATTTTTATATCTTCAGTTTTGTCTACCTTAACTTCCGTTTTTTGTTCAGGCACAGCGTCTTCTAAAGACACTTCAATAACAGCCTCAGCAGCACTTAGTGGTGTTTCTTCTTTCAAGGGATTGTTTACTGACACTGTGTCTAAATCGGTTTTGATAGGGATATAAGCCATAATTATTTAGTCTCCTTCTTATGAATGGTGTTGTATTTCTTTAAATGGTCTTCAGGAATGTCTAACGTGTAAAAATCACCATCAAATATTTGAGGGTCTTCTAACTTTTCAACAACTTCATCGTCTACTAAAAGAACATACGAAACACCTTTGAATTTTCTACGTGCCCCTGCGTTTTTAGGGTAGCTTACAAAGTCACCTTCTTTTACCCACGCAAATCTATTACCATCCACATCGCGGTGTTCAGGACGAGTCCAACAACAAGGACCAACAGCAACAACACGCCCTATATTAGAAACATAGTTCATATAGTCAATGTCAGTCTCTGGCATGATAATAGTACTTGTTTTAGCATTAATTACGGGGTAAGGGCGAACAAGAAGTGTCCAACCGAGAGGAAGAGGTAAGTTCTTAGGATCTTTTACTTCAGGCGGGGTGATCCAACCGTTTTTGTCTAGTTTTGAAGGAGGTGTGTAACCGCCTTGTAGAGTTGTACTCATATAACTGTTTTCCTTTTTTTCGTTGGTTCTATTTTAGATAGAAGGAAAGAACACTTTATGCAATTGTTTGAACTCTTCAATCAGTTCTTTAACCGCGTGTACTTGACCAACGCTATGCGTATAGTGATCTCTATCTAAAATAGAAGAGCTTATATACGCTTCTTGTTTATCTTTTTTCTCTTTGAAGATTTTTAAAGCTTCTTCGAGAAGACTTTGTTCTAATGATTTTTCCATAATAACGCAATACTAGCACACTTAACTAACCTTGTCAACAGCTTTCTGCTTATCTTGCTGTGTTCCCTTTTCATTATTAGAAGCCACTTGCTGTGAAAGCCCTTGTATCATTGCGTCTAAGCCTTTAGTTTGAACAAGTTTTTGCATGTCTTGTAACATTTTCTTATCAAACTCTGTCATCCTACGCAACTCCTTCAAAAGATCTAAATCTACTTTTTCTTTTTTCAATTCTAGTTCTGCTGTTTTATAGTCTTCTTCAAAGTCTTGTTTCTTGGCCTGTGTTTGAGTGTCTAACATCTCGGCTTGTGCCAACATCATCGAAGCTTGATCTCTTGGATTTAACTCTTGCTGTTCTTGCTCTTGTTGAAGTTGTTGTTGATTCATTTGAGCAACTTGCTGAGCAGCCTTGGCCATTCCTTCAGCATCGTCAGGATTACCTCCTTGACTGGTCATAGTGGCTTTAGTAGCTTCGACAAAACCTAGTAACAAATGTTCTTGTATGTTGGCTTGCAACGCCACTGATACTTTTTGCATCATGGGGTTAGCGCCTGACATAGGGTCTTGCATAAAAGCTTGTTTAAGCGCGGTGTGTGCCTTGTGATCCTGTCCCTCAAAAGCTTTAATAGGTTTACCTTCTAAAGCCATTTGAATGTCTGTCATAGGGTCGTTCTGTTGCGCCTCATCTGGCTCTGGTAAAATTTTATCAATATTAGCATAATCCATATTGACGTAAACATGTTTCAGAACCTCTCGCATGTCGTGTATCTCAGGCGACTGTTGGGCAATTTGTAGCATTGTTTGCGCTTTAGCCATTCTGTGTGAGTTAGAGCTAATGTTAGGGTCACTTACTGGAACAATGTCTACTTTCGAATTATAGTCATCCCTAGAGATAGACACAGTTTCATTTTCTAAGTCAAAGTCCTGCGCATCTGGAAGGGTCTCAGCGTTTATCGAAGCTATAATCTTTAGCTCTTGTTTTAAAGAGTTGTGCAGCCTTTTATGAATAGCACTAAATAACTTAGTACTTGCATCAAGCAAGGCCATAGTTGTCCCTACAGGGCCATTATTAGAGCTATCAGCAATAACTTGCTCAGTGCTATCCGCAAACTTTTGTCCCTTTTTATCTAGGAACTCCAACATTTGGTAAAGTACTTGAGAGGGTTCTTTAAAGGGCAAGGGCATAATAGCTTTACTAACATCTTGGGTCATCGCCTCAATGTCTTTAAATTGACCGGGCATAATTGGACCACCGTCGTCAACGATTCTCACCCCCTTAAGCTTGAAACCACCTTGCAAATTGGCAAACTGACCAGCATCCACAAGGGAGCGCAAAGAACTAGTAAGAGAAAGCTGCAAGTTGCCAAGCAAATGCAAATAACCAAAACAATAGAAACCAAAACCCGGAACAAATCCATAATGTGTGAACTGTACTTTCTTTTTTCGTTTTTGGTCGTCTTTCTTCCAGTTTCTACGAACCCCAATAATCTCACCACTGTTAGCTTCCACTGTAACAATATACGGAGAGGAAAGCTGATATTCTGTGTCTTCTCTTTCATCTATTCCCTCTATGTAACATTCTACGTGCTGTTCGTATAGCGTGTAAACAGAACTATTCTCACTAATCCCTATTTCTACGCCTATGAGCTCGTGTGTTTTTCGTTGTACTTGTGTTAGTTTTGGAGCAGATGGATCAGGAAAAGCATCAGGTTTAACATAAAGACCTGCGGCGCAATCAGCATCTAACTCGTACTTTGTCTTGTATAAAATGTGAGTGTAGCGTTCGGAACGGAACAGGTCACTAGCACTATTGGGAACAATTAACTGGTCCCCCGGAACAAATTCTGACACAGCTCTTTCAAGATGGGAATCATAAAAAGTCTTTTTAAAGCCAGACCCTACTAGAGGAACGTACAACAACATACGTTCAGTATCGGGGTAAAACTCTGTCATCTCTTCTGTGATTTGATAATTTAAGTGTTTTTGTACCCTTATAGCTTGTTGTTCTTTTTCCACAGTAACGTCACCAAGAACTTTTGTTTTAACTGGGCCTTTGGAAGGAAGAAGTTCATTAGACGCTTTAGATTGAAACTTAACAGCACTTTCCATTAGAAGTGGGTGTTGGGCGGAACAGGCTCCACTAAAGGGAACTTGTTTCTCTTCAACCTTTAAACCTAAGAGGTCTAAACCAAACTCAATTGTTTTTAACCAGTCAGACCTATCGTTTTCGTCTTGCTCAATGTCTTCTCTAATCTTGACACTAAGTTCATCAAGAACATCCTTTTCTATTTCTTCTACAATGTTTTTGTAGTGTGAGTCTGGAGAATATTCAAAGGGTGAGTCTTCCTCTTGTTGAAAGTCTAACTCAATTTCAACAGAGCCGTCTTCTTGCAAAGTAAAGGCTACGTCATCACCTGCTGCTTCATTTTCATTTTGAATATAAGCGCTTAAAGAATTACGAGCTTTAGGTGATGTGTCAGTATCCTTGGTCAATGGTTGAGTGCTCCTTGTTATATATTAATGGTTTTGTCGGGTATAAAAGATTATACGCTATTTTGGCAGGGATGTCAAACTTACCCAGCGGCGGAGGTCATAGACGACCAATAAGTTTTTCTTTTATTATACCAATCACCAACATCTTCATCTTCATCGTAGTTGCTGTAACCATCGTTGTCAATTAAGTAGTTATCACGCATCCATAAAATGGCTTGAGATACTGTATCAACATAATCGTCATGGGGGGCTTTAGGAAAAGAAATGACCTCAGCCACAAGTTCGTCTACCCAGTCCTTGTCTTGAGGAACCCATATACGTCCTGCTTGAAAGTAAGGTGTTGTTGCTTGTAATCGGTACATCTTGTCTCTTTCAGGAAGGTAAGGCATAATAGGTAAACTTCTTTTTTGCATCTCTCGTATCAAAGATTGTCCGGAGCCTTTATCTTCAATGATGAAGAAGTCTGGGTTGTATTTACTATTAAGTTCTTGGGCCTTATCACATAGCTCGGCAAAATCCCACCTTCCCCGACCTGCTGAAAGCAGTATCAAAGACTCTTGAAGGACGGTGTTCCCTTCAAATGTAGATACTTCGTTAGTGAAAACACCCCACACACTGAAAGCCGAGTAATCGGCAGTCTCATTCTTACTAAAAGCAGTGTCCATACTAATAACAACATTCTTGCAAGGAGGGGGTTCACTTTCTTCCCAAAGCTTGAATTGAGCCTTTTTAATGATCGCCCCTTCTTGCGCAATGGGTGTTTGCATGTAAAGGGCTAACCACTCGGCTGGCTCCATACCGTCTCTTTTCTCTTTTAAGAGGTCTGTGGGCCAGAACTCGGGCCAGAAGGAGGTACCTATAGCAAAACGTTCTTCATCATCGTCCAGCCCTCTTAAAAGGTAATCAGAGGCCTGCTGGTCTAGGAGGGCGGGTAAAGAAATAACGTGCCACGGTCTTCTAGACTTTTCATTACCTCCTTTTACACCGTCAATCTTTGACATGAACCCTGATAAATCCTCAATGTGCCACCTTGTGTTAATGATAATTTCTGCTCCACGGGGGAGAAGGCGTGTTCTTAAACCTTTTCTGTACCAACCATTTATCTTTTTTCTGTCAACATCTGTTGTTTGTTCTGTTAAGGCGTCATCAACAATACTTATGTGAGCACGACGACCAGCGATATTCTGTCCTGCCCCCCTTGCAACAAACCGTCCCTTTTTTGTTGTGTCCCAACGACCAGCCGATTGAACGTCTTTTTTTAGCACTGTGTTAGGAAAAATTGATTTGTATTGGTCTGAGTCAACGAGATCTTTAGTTGGTCGTCCAAAGTTATCTACTGCAAAGTCGAAGTCAGAACCAATAGCGAGGAAGCACCAATTAGGGTTCCTTCCAAGTGACCATGCAGGAAATAAATTGGAGGCTAGTTTTGATTTCATAGATCCGGGGGGAAGGAACAACTGCAACCTCTTAGGGTTTTTTGAAAGATCTTTGACGCTTTCTTCCACCTCTTGTAACTCTTTACAAATTAATTCAATATGTCTTCCGTCAGTAAAATCATCAGGTAACACTACAGGGGCCATTAGCTTTACGAAGGTGTAGAAGTCTTTCCGTGCTTCTTCGATGAGGACATCGAGCACTTCCTTTTCCATTTGAGTTATCTCTTCTAAAGTTAGTTCTTGGTTTATCATTTTTTATTTTGTTCCAAAGTGTTTGTTTGCATGTTATTAAAAAGTGTGCTATAGTGTGGACAGTTCCCGAGGGTACTTATATATATATATATATATACTTATAATGAATATATATAATGAATACTTATAATGAATATATATAATGAATACTTATAGCAAGGTACTAGGGCGATATCCATTAGCGTGTATCTTGTTGAACTAAGTCTTTTTAGCATCTTGTAACATTCTTTGTAGACGCACAGCCCTATCGCCTAATTCCTGTTCGTGCAGATCTTGTGTAAAAGCATCAGTGTTGTTCTGTTTCTCTTTGCCTCGTAAGCCTCTCTCTTGATCTTCTTTAGGAGAGCTCTTGTAAGCAAAAGCACCAATCATGTTCCCTAGGTGTTCTAAGGCTTTGTTAGCCTCACCAAACTTGTTATTGTACATAGCCTCTTTATAAACTTCTCTAAAACCTTCAACAATCTCTAAATCATCAATAACAGCAGCTTTAGCTCTTTTGTGTTCTAACCAAAGGATATATTCTTTAACACCGTCTAGTTGTTCTGTGTTCCAACCTACTCTACCTAGAGCTCCTCTATTCTTAGCACCAGAACCAGCCTTTTTAGCACAGTCAGGTTGTTTCAACCCTTTAGCACGAAACTCAGCGTACCGCCTCGCAAAGGGGGTGAGAGACTCAAGCTTTGTTTTGAGGTCTTCTGGCATTTTTTCACTTGTCACATCTACTGTTGGGATATCTTTAGTCATGGCTGCTCCTTGTAACTTGTTTTAGTGTAGTTTTATGTTAACTTATGGGGCAATTTTAGCACAAGGGTAAAAACTACACCAACACTAACCCATAATGTACACGGTAACACCAACTTTTAGCCCTTTGGTGTATCTTTCCGAGAGTTTTCCCCTTTTCACCAAATTCTAAGCAACTACACGACAGTTCTTTAGGGTAAAATACACAAAAAATTATTGGGCAATAAAATACCCAAAATGTTTGTTAAGGTCCTAGTTATACTAAACAGACACCCCCAAAAAACCACGGTGGGCCTTGTCATAAGTCGTTTCCATATATACAAGGACTTATTCTGGAAACTACATGTGGGAGATATTATGGTAAAACTCCTCACTTTGTCATAATGATAAGTCAATTTACATAATGCTAGGTGTACGTGTATGTGTTTGGTGTACGTGTACGTGTGGTAAGTCATTGATATGTTATGGAAATATAAATCTTATGTTTGTTTATTATGTAAATGCTTTGTTTGTTATGGGAATATAAATCTTATGTTTGTTTGTTATGGGAATATAAATCTTATGTTTGTTTGTTATGGGAATATAAATCTTATGTTTGTTTGTTATGTAAATACTTTGTTTGTTATGTAAATGCTTTGTTTGTTATGGGAATATAAATCTTATGTTTGTTT